ATGCCTGGTCGCCTCGGTTGAGGATCCGAACGCGGACACTGATCCAAACGTGACCGGCGTCCAGCCGACCACCGATTCTGCCGGCAACAAGATCGAGGCCCTCAGCTACGGCCTGATCATGTATCCGGCGCCCGGTCGCAAGACCACCTTCCACCAGCCGACCACCAATGGTGGCTATGTCGATTACATGCGCGCTGGCGATCGCCGCATCGCTGCTGGCGCTGGCACGACCTATGAGCGGGCGACCGGTGACTACAGCCAGGTCAACTTCAGCTCGGCCCGCATGGGCGACAACGCGTTTCACCGGCGGATCCGCAAACTGCAGAACAAGGTGCTAGTGCCGCAATTCCTACGGCCGATCTTCGAGAAATGGTGGCTGCCGGTTGCGGTCCTACGCAACGAGGTGCCGAATATCAGGACTTGGTCGCGCTGGACGCCGCCGGCCTGGGACTCGATCAGCCCGATCGACGATGCCAGAGCCAACGAGATCATGCAGCGCTCCGGCGAGGAAACCTTCGGCCAGCTCTGTGCCAGGAAGGGTCTCGATCCGGCCGATCAGGTCCGCGAGATTGCAGAGTACAACGAGATGTTCGATGCGGCTGGCGTTATCCTGCAGAGCGATCCGCGGCACCGTACTGCCGTCGGCAACTCGGTGAAGACGCCGGCCGAGGAAGCTGATGCAGCCGAGCAGGCGGCGCAAGAAGCGGCAGACAACAATTCCGACCCTAGCCAAGCAGGCGACTCAGCGTCGTCTGCTCAATCTGGAGTGAGCGCAGATGGAAACCCCGGCCCAGAACCGTCAGCAGACTGACACCAAGGCAGCCAAGCCCGAGGATACCGAGCACCACAAGTTCGTGGCGGCAGACGAAAATCGGCAAAAACACATCAAAGAAGTCGGCCCGCACGAGCATGCCTGGGCGTTCTACGGCATGGGTGGCGATGGCGGGCGCTACGAGGTGTGCGAGCTCTGCGGCACGCGCCGGGTTGCCAACATCCCTTTGATCAGCGCCTTGCACAAGGACTGGGTCGAGGGCACCGGCAAGTTCGAGCCCGAGAAGGAAATGGACGCGCAGGCCAAGAACCGAAGCGCCAAGGCCGACGACGCCGATGATGATGACGGCAAGGCCAAGGCAGCCAACAAGCCGGCCCAGGCGCACAAGGCGTAGTTCCGATGACGGTCCAGGAGACCAACGCCAGCCTGCCCATGCTGGTGCGCGCCGAGGGAACGATTGGCCCGCGGACACTCAATGCCGAGGCCAGAACGGTCGAGGTCACCTGGACTGTTGCCGGTTCGGTCGTGCGCCGTCAGTCCATCTGGGAAGACGCTTTCGACGAAGAGCTGGTGGTCAGCGAAGACGCCATCGACATGGCGCGCCTGTCTAGCGGCAAGGCGCCGCTACTGGCGACGCATCAGGCCGGCAATCTCGATGCCGTGGTCGGTGTGGTCGAGGAAGCTTGGCTGATTGGCCCGAAGGGTCGGCAGGAGGGTCGCGCCAGGGTGCGTTTCTCCAAGCGCGCCGAGGTCGAGCCGCTGGTTGCTGACATTGCCGACGGCATCTTGCGCAATGTTTCGGTTGGCTATTCGGTCCAGGAGTGGACCAAGACGGAACGCAAGGGCGACGTGCCGTTGATGCGGGCGACGCGCTGGAATCCGATGGAGATTTCGCTGGTGCCGATCGGAGCTGATCCGGGCGCCAGGGTCCGAGGCGAGCACGGCATGTATCCGTGTAGAGTTCTAGTGCACGAGGAGAGTACGATGAAGGGTCAGCCTGCTGATCAGGCCGCAGAGCAGGCGGCCATTGTCGATGACGTGCGTGCTGCTGATCCGAAGCCGGTTCAGCCCGCTGAGACGCCAGTTCAGCCGCCACAGCCTGTGCCGCCGCCGGAGCCGCCCGCGCCGCCGGTGCGCAGCCTAGTCACGGATACCGCCTCTGCGGTAGCCGACGAGGTCCGTGCGGCTGTCCAGGCCGAGCGCGAGCGCATGTCGGCCATCCGCGCGGCAGCCCGCTCTGTCGACCTGCCCGAGGCTGATGCCGACAAGCTGATCGCAGATGGCGTCGAGATCGGCGAGGCCAAGGGCCGGATTCTTGACATGCTGGCCGGACGCCAGAGAGGGACTGACGTGCGTAACCAGCACATTTCCATCACACGGGACGAGGGTGAGACCCTCGGTCAGGCGCTGACCCAGGGCCTGTTGGCCAGGTCGCATCCTGGTCGCAAGGGTTGTGAGGTTACCGACCTGGTGCGTGAGCGCGGCACGCATCAGATGAGCCTGACCGATGTGGCGCGCGAGATCCTCGAGTTCCACGGCATCCGCACCAGAGGCGTGCCGGTGCGTGAGCTCGTCGGCCAGGCGTTTGGCTTGACCCACACCCGCTTTAACAGCGGCATGCACCACACCAGCGACTTCGCCAATGTACTGACCGGCGTGCTCTACACCACGCTGCGGGACGAGTACGCACTGGCTGAACCGACCTACACTGCCTGGGCCAGCCGGGCGACCTTGCAGGATTATCGGCCGACCAACCGGGTGCAGCTGTTCGGCGCCTCGCGCCTGAAGAAGGTCAACGAGCACGGCGAGTACCAGCGCGGTACGCTGACTGATGGCAAAGAGAGCTATCAGCTCGTCAAGTATGGCGAGATCATTGGCATCACACGCGAGATCATCATCAACGACTATCTCGGCGTGTTCAATCGCATCCCACGCGCTCTGGCGCTGGCCGCCCGCAGTCTCGAGAGCGACATCGTCTACTCGATCCTGCTGGCCAATGCCGCCATGGCAGACGGCACGGCCCTGTTCCACGCCAACCATGCGAACCTTGGCACCACCGGTGTGATCAGTGCCACGACCATCGGCGAGATCATGACCCTGATGGCAACGCAGGTGGACCCGAACAGCGGCTCGCCGTTCAACTTCCTGCCGAGCTACCTGCTGGTGCCGCCAGCGATCCGACCTGCCGCCGACACCTTCGTCTCCGGCACCTTCATGCCGGTCACCGTGGCGACCGCTGTGCCGGCCTACATGCGCAACCTGACCGTGGTCACCGAGGCGCGGCTACAGACCGGCATCACCCTCAGCACCGAGCCGGATGTCGACACGACCTATGCCGGATCGGCGACGACCTATTTTGCTGTCGCCAATCCAGGTCAGGTCGACACGGTCGAATACGCCTATCTCGAGGGCTCCGAGGGCCTGTACACCGAGCAGCGGCAAGGCTTCGACATGGACGGCGTTGAGACCAAGGTGCGCTTGGACTTCGGCGCCAAGGCGCTTGACTGGCGCGGCATGGCCAAGAACGTCGGCGCTTAGATCCTGGGGCGAGCGGTCATCCTGACTGGCGCCAGGTTGGAGAGTAGAGATGCAAAACTGGAAGCAGCGGGGCTTCTCCCTGCCTTACCTCGTCCCGGCTGGTGGCGTCACCTCTGGGCGTGGCGTCCTGATCGGCACGCATATGTTCGGCGTCAGCACTGGCACTTATGCAGCCGCTGCCAAGGGCGAGATGATCACCGAAGGGCTCGTGTTGCTCGCCAAGACCAGCGCCCTCGCCATTGCCGCTGGCGACGCCGTGTACTGGGACAACACCCTGTTCGTGGTGAACAAGACGGCGACGGCACAGAAGCTGGTGGGCTATGCCACGCGTGCTGCGGCCAATCCGTCGGCCTCGGTCTGGGTCAAGTTGACACCGAATGCGGTCCCGAACCTCTAGCCAATGAACCGCGCGATCTTCGCCCAGGCGGCAAAGGATGCCTTCGCCGTTCTGGGCGCAGCGGTTTTCGTCACGCCCAAGGAGACCGGTACGCCGGTGCAGTATAGGGCCATGATCACGGTCCCCAATCCGGGCGACCATGAGGGCCTGGCACCCAAGAGCATCGACTCGGTCTGGATCGACTTGCCCAAGGATGCCGCCGCCAGGACGGGCGATCTGGTGACCAGCATCGACGAACTCGACGGCCAATTGCGCGCCTGGATACTGACCGGCTGGCCGGAGCGCAGTTCGCTCGATTTGTGGACCCGTTGGATCGGTGTGCGCCTGGCCTTGCCGGAAGGCATGACCGCGGCACCGCACGCCTACCCGACCTTGCACTGGAACGGGACCGACTGGGTTCCGCGACCGGGTTGAGGATCACCGTCACGCTCGACGGCGATCAGCGCCAGATGATGGCTACCCTTGGCGCGCAGATTCTCGACGGCAGCAATCGGGCGACCGAGCGTCAGACCAAAGAGACCCTGCAGAGCATGCGCACGGAGATCACGCGTGGCTTGTCAGCCCGTGCGGCCAACGCGTTTCGCAATAGATGGATATTCAATCAACTCCAGGGCGGCGGTAACCAGGTTGTCGGCTTCCTCTACAGCGGATGGCGTAAAAGGCCACGCTCGGGTGGCCAGGACGTCGATATGTTCCAGGCGTTTGAGGACGGTGCCATTATCCGTCCGGTGCGCGGCAAGTATCTGGCCATTGCCTTACCGGCTGCCTATGCGGTGGTGGGTGCCAAGGGCGGCCGCGGCGAGAAGCCAACGCCATACTCGGTCGAGAAGGCCCTTGGCAGTGGTGCCAAGCTGTTCCCGATCCAGCGTCCGGGCCATCCGCCGATCCTGGCGGCCAGAGATGTAGCTATCGGTACTGGCAGGCGTGCCCGCATCCGAGGCGCGCGCGGCGTCAGCAAGAAGGGTGCTGTCATTAGGCGCCGGACATCGTCCGCGATCGTCCCGATGTTCGTGCTCTTACGCAACGTGCGCTTGCCGAAGCGGGTCGATTTCAGCCGGATCGAGGACGAAGGTGCCGCCGGCCTCGAGAACAAGCTCATCACCGAGCTCGCTGGCCGCGGAGTGTTCGACTGATGCCAGCGCTGGACCTCCGCGAGCGGTGCCTGTCGGCGATCGAGAGCATCCTGGCCGCGACCGTGCCAGACAGCTTCAAGACTTTCCAGCGTCAGCCGCT